ATGAAACGGACATTCCGCTACAAAATCTTTGGCGATAAAATTTACATCCTCAAACGTGACATCGGTCTGTTCGGGCCTCAGCTGGAGACGGTTGCTTTCTTTGACACCAAGAACGGCAATGTAGAGAAAGCTAAGCAAATAGTAAAGCAGTTAAACGAGCGCGACCGACATAAAGAACACCCCAATCAAAATGACTGAGAAAGAAATCTTAGAGACAGAGAAAGGCTATTCGGAAGCAAAGATACAGCATACTTGCGTCTGCTGGTTCCGTATGACATTTCCCAAGGTCGACCGACTGCTATTCTCTGTCCCCAATGGAGGTTGGCGCGGTGGTCGAGCGGGGGCATCAATGGTCTATGAGGGACAAGTCAAGGGAGTATCCGACCTCATTCTTTTGTTCCCCTCGGGTGGCAAAGCGAGCCTCTGCATTGAGATGAAAGTTCCCGAACGTAGAAACAGCCGTGCCGGAATTCAGAGTGACGAACAGGTGCAATGGCAGGCTCTCGTAGAGCGATACGGAAGCTCCTACGTCGTCTGTCATGGCCTGATCGAGTTTATTAATGCGGTTTGCACTTATCTTCAGATCAGTCCACAGAAATACATTACCGAAGCTCTTAACAAGTATCCGCTATATCGATGAATTATATCGAGCTGATAAACCGATATTGGCAAATTATGGAATCCGAGACGGAGCGCCGGACTTCAGTAGAGACGGAAATATATTTTCGTCTGCTTGATTATTGTAACAAGTTACACTGGAGGAACCCGTTCACGTTACCTAATCCACGGGCATTAGCATTAATGGCGATAACAAAGAATACACTCGCCGCAGGAAGAGAAAAGCTCGTGTCGAAGGGTTTGATCGGATTCAGAAACGGATCAAGGAGGAAAGCTGAGCCGGTATATTGTTTCCCTGTGAAAATTGATGATGAGTGGATATTTCCCGACGGTTTTGGGTCAACAGATGACCCAAAAAGCCGTTTTGGGTCAATAATTGACCCAAAAACTGACCCAAAAACTGACCCAAAAACTGACCCAAAAACTCGGGGTATTAATAAGTATAATAATATAAACAAAAAACAGAAAACATCTTTTTCGCCTAACGGCGACGGCATAGCGGCAACTCAAACCGAGTTAAAGTTCCCAAAAGAGAAAAGTCCGAAAAAGCCAAAATCAAATGAGGCGTTTATTCCCCCTACCCTCGACGAGGTGTTACAATACTTCCTCAGTCAGGATGCAGACAAACGACTTGAAGACTGGGAGTTCTCTGCTCGTCTGTTCTTTAACAGCTACGATGCCGTAGAATGGAGAAATAAGTTTGGCCATAAAATCTCTCGATGGGATAGCGTGGCCAACAATTGGATACTCTATCGAGAAAGAGACGAAAAAGAAAACAGAAAGAAAAATGAGCAATCCCAAACAGATAGGCCGGACAGTCCAAGAGGCGGCATACCAATCAAAGGGCGTGTCGTGCCGAGCGGACGGCTTAAGAGACGTGACACCTCAGGAGAAGTTTAAATTTCTCGACGTATGCAGGTCTGTTTGTCCCCATTTCAGGATTACCTCTGCCATGAAGCCGTTACTCAACGATCTCGTGCGGTGGTGCCTGATGCTCGATGGCAGACACGACCCGGACAAAGGATTATGGCTGTGGGGCGACATCGGAACGGGCAAGTCGACGATGCTTGAAATCATCCGTGACTACTGCCGGATCATGCGGCCTCCTGTGTACTACCGCAAGACGTTGCAGCCTCGCGCCATGCACAAAGATGCCTGGGCTTACGGTTTCAACATAACCAACGCGAGCTATGTAGCCGGAATGTTTGCAAAAAACGGCTATCCCGGCATTGAGGACTATATCACGACATGCCGCCAGGCATTTGATGAGGTTGGCCGCGAATGTATCCCTATCGGATATTACGGAAACATGGAGAACGTTTTTCAGTATATTTTTCAACGGCGCTACGACCTCAGACACGGCGATTTTACGCACGTCACCTCTAACCTTTCGCCTGACCAAATAGGCGACGTATACGGAGAACACATATACGACCGCTGCCACGAAATGTTCAACTTTGTAGAAATGTCAGGTGAGTCATGGCGGTAAAACTTGTTATCCGATGGCGCACCAAAGACAAGGGCGCCATCGAGGCTATCCGCAAACGTTTCGCCATGCCGAGATACACAACACTCAACGGCTTGGCACCCGCTCTGATTAAACCCGAAGATCGTGAACTATTCGAAGAATGTGCCCGTCGTGGTTTTTTCAGTATCCTCGACAGAAAATGGCGTAAAAATGGTGGCCAATATATTTTTATTTCCCGCCAATAATAGCTATCTTTGCTGTATAACAAACTAAAAGTCAAACCAATAAATACCAACTATGGAAATTAGACAAATTCCACTCTCATTGGTGATACCATCACCGACGAACCCTCGCAAGACATTTGACGAGGAGGATCTACAAGAGTTGGCGGCCAACATCGAGAAGCAGGGGTTACTACAGCCTATCACCGTCCGCCCTGTCAAGCATCCCAGCAATGAATATGGTGATAGGCCTGACAAGTATGAAATTGTCTGCGGTGAGCGCCGTTACCGAGCTTTCCAGAAACTTTCAGACAAATGGGCTGAAATGAATTGTGTTGCACCCAAAGGCGCATCTTACAATCGGTTCTCCGAAATATCCGCCATTGTGCGTGAGATGAGCGACGACGAAGCTTTCGATGTGATGATAACGGAGAATCTTCAGCGCAAAGATGTCGATCCCATTGAAGAGGCTTTTGCCTTTGGTCAGCTCATACAAAAAGGCAAGACACCCGAAGAGATAGCGGCCCGCTTCGGTAAATCCATCCGTTTCGTTCAGGATCGCGTCAAACTCAACAATCTTATTCCGGAGCTCATGCTGGCCATCAAGGATGACAAGATGAGCATATCGGCTGCAATGATAATCGCTAAACTTGATGAAGAACATCAGAGGCGTTACCATTCCGTCTATTCCAACAACGCCGGCGGCTTTTCTAAGCAGACAGCAGAGAGTTTCACTCAATCTCTCTTCATGTCCATAGGCAACGCGCCCTGGTATCAGACCAATGACTCCAGAGATGAGGATTTTGAAGGAGGTTGCGGCCGTAAGTGTTCAGAATGTCAATACAACACCGCCAATCATGGGTGCTTATTCTGGGAAATGAAAACCGAGGACGCCGGCAAATGCACTGACCGCACCCGATTCTACGCCAAACACGCAGCATTCATACTCGACATTCTCAATCGTTACGACCGTCCCATAATCAGGCGCGGCGCCACTCTCGAAACCGGCAGCGTTGTAATTATAGATACTGACGACTACTGCAACCCTTCTACCAAAGCCCTCAAAGCTGCCGTTTTCGAGGCAATCAAAGCGGCAGGATATGAGGTTATCAAATCCAACGAATTATTCGAGGGGAAGTGTTGGTATAAAGATAATCGCCTCAAGCGAAATATCAAAATGGGGAATGTATACGAGTGTCTGCGACTCTTCACTTACGACAGTATGAAGATTGAGCCGGAATGGCGTTACTTCAAAGGCAAAAGTAACGCCGACGAAGATGACAACTCCACGACACCTGCGACATCGGCAACATCATCTCAATCCGTGGATGCTATGAAGCTAATTCAGAAACGCGCCCGGATAAAAGAGATCGCAATGGAGAATATCGCAGCGGAATCTCGGACAATGGCTAACAATCTTGGAGTAGCCAAGCGCAAAGGAGAGTTGAGCGATGCCGAGGTGTTCGCATTCCAATCTATTATCTTCTCTCTCTGCGGCTCCGAGATGCTTGAACGATATGGACATAAGGGTTACGGCAAAGTGACTGAACGCTCATTCATAGGCGTAATCAGGCAGAATCGGGCAGATTGGCCGATGTGGATGAGAGAGTTCATGCGCACCATATTTGCAAGTGCAGATATGAACTATAATGAACTATATCAGTTCTGCGCCGGTGAAGTGCTTGCGGAATGGATGCCCAAGGAATGGAGAGAGATGGTGCACAAGTTCGCAATGAAACTTGACAAAGACCTCGCCAAGAACACCGAGAAGCTGAAGGAACTCGGATATGGTATCGATGGCAAGCTACTCCCTAAGCCCAAAGAGCCCGCTTCATCTGCCGACGCTCCCCGAGCTGACAAAATATCTATTCCTAAGGGAAAAGACATTCAGAAGCAGTTCAAGGAGATGAAAGCCAAACATCCCGGAACCCTCATGCTCTTCCGAGTCAACGACTTTTACGAGTGCTTCGATGAGGACGCCGAGAGAGCAGCTAAGACTCTCAATCTGGCACTCACCACCACCAAGGGATACAAGTTGGCAGGATTCCCTCACCATGCCCTCGACACATATCTTCCCAAGCTCATCCGAGCAGGACATAAGGTGGCCATCTGCGAACAGCTCGAAGGGTTTAAAAATTGATGCTATGGGAAAGACGGATAAAATCATCCTTTCTCCAAAACAAGAGCGATGGTTAGTCCGGCACTTCAAACATACAAAGAACGATGAAATAATGAGTCGATTGGGTTTGTCCCATTCGGCTCTTCATCGTTTTGCACGCGAACTAGGACTTACTAAGTCCCGACAATTTATGAAGAAGTGCCAAGCGGCCACGACTCAGGCTGCGTGGATCGCCAATCGCTGCAAAGGATGGCCCCCGAAAGGTTATACAATCCCTCGAAGCCGGGAGTGCGGTTTCCAAAAAGGAGTTACCAATCTTCAAAGACTCGGGCACAAACGAGATGCTGAAAGAATTAGAAAAGCTGCTGAATCACGCCGAGCCACCGTCAAGCGTGAGCGAGCGCGAATTATTTGGGGATTTGAGCAGAAAACCAAGTTAAAGCTCGTGACCAGTAGAAAGAAGATCAGCAGCCGATACGCTCTGCGCCGCCGTGGCTATGATATAGCCCGGGGTGCGAGCACAGCCTATATAGTTTGCGAGACCCGACGCTCCGCGATAGTCGAGGCCAACGCTATCAAAAACGGGATCCAGATTATTGAGCCATCATGAGCTACAGTGTCAAATCTATTCGCAGGCAATTTGCCGAGCATGGTGTGTTCTACACCGATCCTAAGCTTGCCCGGATTCTCAAAGACATCGTCTCGGCGGACGGAGAGGTGTCAGAAGTGTATGACCCCACTTGCGGGAGCGGTAATCTGTTGAGCGTGTTCCCCGACAGCGTGCGCAAGTATGGTCAGGAACTGAATCCGGAGCAAGCCGAAGAGGCGCGTATGCGACTTGTGAACTGTGAGATAGCCACCGGCGACACTCTTGTTGAACCGGCTTTTATAGATAGAAAATTCAGGCATATAGTTGCCAATTATCCGTTCAGTGTGAAATGGGAGCCAAAGCCTGACAGTCGCTGGGAGGATGCCCCGTGCCTTCCTCATCCATCCAGAGCAGACTACGCGTTCCTGATGCACATCATTTACATGATGGCCGACAATGGTGTGGCGGCAGTCCTTGGGTTCCCCGGCATACTTTACCGTGGACAGCGCGAGGGGAAGATCCGGCAGTGGATTGTCGAGCGCAATCTTATCGAGAGCGTCACCCACATAGAGAGCGGCTATTTCGAGGACACTAAGATAGCGACGGCGCTTATTGTATTCCGAAAGGGCAAGACCGACGATAAGATCAGATTCGCCGACCATGAGACCGGCAAGGAATATATCGCCGATATGGCGGAGGTCAGGCGCAACGGATTCAATCTGTCAGTCAATAATTACATCCCAGACGAAGAAACGAGAATAGAGATCGACCCGGTTGCAAAAGAAATCGAGGCACGCGAATCCATACTGAAAAGGTTAAGCGCCCAGCTCGAGTTTTCTAATGCAGCCATAAAGATTCACACAACGCTCGGATTGCCCCCGCTGCCCCCGCTTAGCGAATTTGTGACAGACATCAGACATTTAATAAAACGATATGAGTAGGACGAGAACCGGATTCATATATTCCGAGATGACCAACAAAGGGAGGCGTTCGACGAAGTACGTTCGCGGCGCAAAACCGATTTTTTGTTTTCGATGGGTAGCCGAGATACAAGTCAACGGCAAGCGCTACCGCAAGCGGAGCCCGTCGAGGAACGACGTAGAATTCTGGCTTGAGAATATGCGCAACCGCTTTGCCGACGAGCCCCTGCTTGTCGGAGCCGCCGCTCCAGCTTATTCAAGAGATTACACTAAAACCGCCAAAAACTCCCACTTCCACATCCACGACACATCCGAGCTACTAAACGAGAAAGAGAAATGAGCCAGAATAGTCTTAATATAATCGAGAGCGGAGCTAAGCGACTCCGACACGGATCTTACAAAACAGTCTATTTAAGCAGCCGCGGAAAAGGACTGCCGAAGAAATGGCGTGCTGAGATACAGACAATCAGCCCCTCAGGTATTGTTCGCATACGAGCATGGTTCTCCGACAAAGAGCGTGCATTCAATTGGATCAAAGGAAGATAAAGAAGATATTTATAAACCGCATCAGCAATGAAGAAAGAAATCAAATCATTCCTGTCCGGCGTCACTCTCGTTGTCGGACTGACTCTCGTGTTCATCGTCCTTAAACAGACCGAAATAACATCATGGTCATGGTTGGCTGTCATCTCACCACTACTCGCTTACGCGACCATGTTGATAATCATGTTCATCATCACTTTATGCCTCTATTCCCATTATAAAAACAACCGTTAAGCAATGCCACCTTGCAATCGTTCCCCTCCCTGAGCCTCATAGCGAGAACTAACCAGTCATTCACCTAACCCGATCTTTACCAATGGCAATACCTCTGAACAAATTTGCCGAGCAATGCGAACAGGTAGCGATGGCCAAAGGCGATATAACACCAGACTCTTCTCCCTCTGTTTCATTTTATGGTATTTCCAGAGAATGGAGAGAGTTGCGCAAAGCAACTGACTTCCGGGATCTTGACCTCCAGGGTTGGAGCGAAAGGGAGAAATGCACTGCCGACGTGATAATCGCGGCGTTGGTCTACCTTAGGCGCATTGGCTGCAATGGTATTGAAAAATTGCTCCGTGAGGCCCTCGAAATTCGCGCCCGGCAAAATACATAGGTTTCGTTAATGGCTATTCAGATGAAGAACAATAATGATGAAGAATAATAGCAATGACCGAAAACACAATGTTATCAATCAGTCTTCTGGATTACAACAGGGGACAATTACCCGGCCTCCCGAAGAATCCCCGGTTCTTTCGGGACAGCCGATATGAAGCGCTGAAGAAGAGCATCGCCGAGTCCCCGGAGATGCTTGAGCTTCGTGAGCTGATAGTCTTTCCATATGCCGATGGCCGCTACATAGTAATCTGCGGCAATCTGCGGTTGATGGTCTGCAAGGATCTCGGATACAAAGAGCTGCCCTGCAAAATTCTCAGCCCTGATACAGACGTCAGGAAACTACGCGAATATGCCACCAAGGACAATGTCAGCTTCGGGGAAAATGATATGGATGTCATGTTAAATGAGTGGGATACGTCAGAACTACAGGATTGGGGCGTAGAGCTCACGCTCGAAAAGAAGAGCGATCCGTTCAAAGAGCGTTTCAATTCCATTACTGACGATACCGCCATCTATCCTCTTGTCCCTAAGTTTGACGAGCGGCATGAGCTGTTCATCATCCAGTCGTCTAATGAAGTCGACAGTAATTGGCTTCGTGAACGGCTCGGGATGCAGCGGATGCGTTCATATAAGACCGGCAAGGTCTCGAAAAGCAATGTAATCGACATTAAAGATGTCAGGGTCGCATTGGAGGGCGCAAGGAAATGAGCGACCTCAAAATTGTAATACCGTCCCACAAACGGCACGATAGAGTTTACGCAAAAAAACTCGTGAATAATCCGATTATCTGCGTGGCCGAGAGCCAAAAAGACCTCTATCATGAATACAATCCCGAATGCGAGATCGTGACGCACCCGGATGATGTTATCGGCCTGATACCCAAACGAAATTGGATGGCCCGACACTTCGGTGATCTTATGATGCTCGATGACGACGTTCATGCTGTCAAAGCTCTCTATAGCGAAAAAGGTGAAGTCGGCGCTATTCGCGATCCAGAACGAATAACCCATATTATAGAATCGCTGTATGAATTATCGTGCCTTCTCGATGTTCATTTGTTCGGTTTTACCTCAGCCATCTCTCCTATGATGTATAATGAATGGGGATATTATTCTCTTTCAAAAATGGTCACCGGGTGCGCCTATGGCGTCCGCTACAACAAGAACGTCTGGTGGAACGAGGAAATCCGGCTCAAAGAGGACTTTTGGATAAGCTGCTACATGAAATATAAGGAACGTCGCATTCTCACAGATCTCCGCTATAACTTTGCCCAGAAAGGCACCTTCGTTAACGCCGGAGGACTTGCGGCAATCCGTAATCAGGAAGAAGAGCGTCGCTCGATATTGTTCATAAAAAAGAACTTCGGCGACAGTATCAACCTCAAAGGAATCACCAACAACGGCAAAGGTAAGACCAAACAGCTCGTCGAATATAATATTTCATGTAAATTCAAATTCTAAGCTACTGACTATCTGGAAAACGTCGTAAAAATGGCGGTCATAACGATTGCATATTCCGTTAATTTTGGCTATTTTTACAGAAACAACCATCAAAATAACAGCGAGTTATGATTAAAAGAACTGTATCAGGATATAACTTCTTTGAGGTGAGCAGCGCGATGCAGAAGGCCATCCGACGAGCCGATGCGAGAGTCGCCGGATTCTTCGCTCTGGAGCTATGGCACTCGGGCTTTCGCGATTATGTCTGGAAGCGTCTGTTCACTATCAGCGCGGAGGACTGTTACGGACTCATCACCTCAGAGATTGAAGCCTTATGGCAAGGGCATGAGTTAGTCAACAAAAACCATCCCGAAGGCAAAGGCCGCATTTTCGTGAGCAAAGCGGTGCTTCTCCTATGCGAGTGCCGCAAGAACCGAGACGCGGATCATCTTCAAAACTTCATCTATGACCACAGAATGGTGGACGTAGAGCATTGGATTGAAGATGTGCGCCGCTATCCTATTCCCATACCTGATTATACTTACGATGTCCATACAGCAAAAGGCAAGAAGTATAATCGAACCAAGGAGGATTTTTTCAGAGATGAATACGAGGCGTTGCGGCCGAGAATCCCCGGACTGTTCGATGACCTCGTTCCTCCACCACCTAAAAATCTTTTCGACGGTTCGGACTCTTAGCCCGGGCCGCTTTAATTTCCTATAACCAATGAAAATTCAAATGTTAAACGATCAGCCGCCATTAGACAGGAAACTACTGGCAAAGATAGGCGTCACTACCGAGCCTGTGCCCGTATCGCCCATCGTCGATTATCATGTCAAAGTTTCATCTGCTACGCCAGAAAAACCTAAACCGCTTACCTCTGACGAATGTATAAAGTTGTTCGGTGCGAGAGAGGCCGTGATGATGAACTTCATACCGCAGATGCTTACGGCGCTCGCCTTCGATCAGCTCAAGGCGATGATAATGTATTGCCGGAAGCACCGGCTTGACGAATACAAGCGTCACAACAGGCAACTGCGGAACTGTATCGAGGAATACGACTCAGAACTTCGTGCCAGCTATGGCCGGGCGTGGTATACTTATCAGAGTTATCTGGCGAGACTGCGTGATGATGTTTTACTCGATCTTTTCAAATGCTGGTGTACCTTCACGAATGAGGCATCGCGACAGTATGTCGGTCGCCCCCACAAAGAGATAGCGGCTCGGGTAACTCTGGCCCGCATGTTAATGACCTATGTCGAGGATTTCGATATAAGAATGGACAAAATCATCTCGGCACGAATCAAAAATACATGTAATCGCCGACAAAATCCTTATAGCGTGCTCATCTCAGTATTATGTATTGACATTGCCGAAACTTTCGGACATAAGATGAAGATAACAGATACGATGTCTCTATGCGTCAGAGTGCTCGCCAACCGATGCCGTATTCTGGCAGACTCAATAATGGCGGAAGAGGATGCCGCTGAGAGCGCAAAGCAATGACACTTATTGATAATTGTTAAGGTGGCAAAATGGCTGCGGCTACGCTTGCACAAATAGCTGTAAATTACTAACTTACAGCATAAAACAATATCAGCCAAGCCAATAATCCGCGATAACAATGAAAACCGAATCAGACCTCAACGCTCTCATTCCCACACTTATCGGACTCATCAGGAACACTGACCACGAAATCGGCAGCTCAGATTATGATTTTGATGATTGCGGCAGTTGCAGAAGCGACGACGCAATCGAGAACTATCTCTGCTACATGAAAGACGGATGGACAATTGAGATCAACTATAAATGTTGTGGTGAATGGGAAAGTTGCCCGGGCGACGACATTACACCCGCATGCGACGAGCTTATATCCGCATGGGGATATGTGACTGAAATCATCGCCTCTCACTACGACGATGACACTGGCGAACTCTCAGAGTTCAGCGACGATGATTTCAAAGAGCTCAGAAAGGCTCTTAACGACGAGCTTAAAGATATTGCATAAGTCAAACCAATAAATAAACTATCACAATGGCATTAAGAATCCATCATTCCCCCGTCTATCAGGTAACTTACGGGGGTGGCTATTTCGGAAACAGAATGGCCGAAATCAACCGGCTGCTTTATGATCACAGCAGTGACATCCAATTTCATGGAGAAGACGTGGAAAGTTCAGAATGGCTTGCCATACCAAGGGCAGACCTCGTCATGCTCATTGCAGAGATTGCTAATGACAAAGAGTCGTTCTGCGGGTGGCTGAAAAGTCACTCTGTCGATACGACGCCTGAAAACTTCATTTCGACAATCTGCAAATGGCTTGCCGAGAGTGATCCGAGAAATGAGTTTGTAGTCCTGACATGGTTTTAAAACTGTGAACTATGGCAAAATTCATAGAGGTTAATATATTATGCTCTGTTTCACACAGGGTTGAAGGCGAGGATGTATTTGAGACCGTAAAAGATCCGATCCTCATCAACACCGACAAAATTATTACTATCACTCCCTTAGGGGAGCAATGTATAATAGCCCTTACGAATGGTGAGAGCATGACTGCTGCTCACTCAGCTCTGTGGGTTATTGGATTAATAAACTGCCAGCAATGACAAAGAAACAGATCTCAAGAAAATACAACAGCCTATTGGCACGTGTCGAGGACATGGAAATATACGATGGCCGTAACACCGTCGACCAGTATCAATGCGGAAAATGCCACTTCCGAGTCTTCACTACCTATAAGGACAAAGGCGTCACCCCTTTTGTTATAGGATGTCCCATTTGCGGCGGTTCGATGCAGCATAATCGAACATTCAGCAAAGACACCTTTCCGGAAGATGTCCGCGTACTAAAATGGTATAGGCCTGAACTCAAACATCTTCTCAAAATGAATGAACCCGAAATTGATCACGTTCTCAACGGAGGTTTAATATTAGAAAAATCATGAAAGATCTCGACTTAACTACGTTGGCAGAAGAATGGGCCGACAAGCATTTTCTGGACGACGTCGACATGCTAATGAACAGACCATGGCCGGAGGCCAAAGAGCGATATAAAGATATTCTCGTGAACTTCGGCCGCATCGTCCTCTCGAATCAATGGAATCGCCCCTGCGAACAGCTCCCTGACATTAGGCAACGCATAATTATCTGCTATCAGTCTTACTATAAAGGTCGTTATCTGACGCACTACATGACAGACCGATATTCAGAAAAGGGTTTTAACGGCGGGACTATCAAAACCAAGAGTGTAATCGCATGGATGCCGCTGCCCGAGCTCTAAAGAAACAGACTATGATAAATCCCGCAGCAATCCCCGACTACATACTGCGCGCCACGCCGATGACCGTCGGCGAGCTGAGAAAGAAAATCAAGAACCTGCCTGCTGATACGCCGATCTACATCGTCATAGACAAGCTCTCTGAGGACGCATGGGATGAAGACAAAGGTCAGTGGCGCTATGCCCTACCCCTTGTCTACGCCTCGCGCGAAAGGCTCTACAGTGAAGAGGGCGATGAACTTAACCTGTTACTCGAATATGAATCAGAATAGCCCATTCAAGCCAACCAAACCGGCTTTCTCACAGCGAACAGCAAAAGGCAGCGATAATTTGTGTGAATCTTGCCGACATTGCACCCATTCGCCAAATCTATTCCAAACATATTGGTGGTGTTCCTATTCCGGGAGGGAGATTAAGACAGTCATAACACAATGTAAACACATAAATCAGAACTTATAATGAAAATCCTTGATTTGGTTGTAAAGCACAAGTGGTACGACATGAAAGAGTCCGGCGAAAAGCCAGAAGAATACCGTGTCCTCTCCGACCATTGGGTTAAGCGGTTTCTTCGCCTCAACAGTGGTCGAGATGGAGCCTTGAAATATCTCGCCTCCCTCCCGACGAATCAAGTGTGGCAGGAGTACACCCATGTCCGCTTTCACAGAGGCTACACATCAAACACGATGCTCTTTGAAATCAAGAGTATGCACATAGGCAAGGGCAACCCCGAATGGGGCGCACCCGAAGAAGAAGTATTCATTATCAAATTAGGAGAAAGAGTATGAAACTGAAGAAGAAAGGCTTATACCGCACCAACAAGGAAGCGAAAGTTGGCGAGATTATTGAGTGTCCGGTCTGCCATATAAAGTTCAAGAAAATCCAATGGGCGCAGGCTTTCTGTTGCGGACATTGCAAAGATAAATTTTGGAACAGACAAAATCCGGATAGGCATAAATATGCTGACTGCTCAGCTGATGATGGCATGTCCGACCATGATTGGGACGAGGCTTTCGGGGTAGCAGAGTATAACGATGCAGAATAAGCCGACTCGGATATGCTTAATCCGACAACGGACTGCAAGTAGATGAATATCAAACAATTTAAAGTGTAAAATAACAAATGAACACAAACATAGCAACAACTAAAGGCCAATCCGACCGACTTCTCCGCTGCGGAGTGTCGGCTGAAACGGCGGATATGTTTTACACAAACTATCGAAACAAGCCGAATGACGGCAAGCCGTATATCGGAAGTATCGGTATTAGGAAAGACCTTATTCCTGCATGGTCTTTGTCTGCCTTGCTCGGACTTCTGCCGTTCAAAATTCACAGTGGCAAATACGAATATTGGCTCGATATAGCTCCGATGGACTACGGCAGGCAATGGAGCATCGGCTACTACTGTATGGATAAGCCAAGAGTAATCAAGGGGCTTACGCATACCGACAGCCTTATAGAGTGCGCGGTGCAGGAGATTGAGTTTCTTACCTCCAACGGTTACAAGTTGAATGACATTAAGAAAATAGGCTCGGAGCATGGAGAAGATTAACGGAATAATCATATCGGGCAAAGTCTACGAGGCGGTCAGATATGACGGCATATCGCCTTGCATGGACTGCCGTTTTTTCATGAGTGTTGCAGGCTCGAAGAATCCTATAAGACCACTCAATTTTGCGGTGATTTTTTAGGGGGTTGCAACTTCCGCTACTCTCCCTCCCTGACGGAAAGACTGAATAACCCTAAAACAAAGAACAATGAATCCTAAAGACTGCAAGCACTACCAAAACGGACAATGCGACATCATGACACCACGCCACAAATGTTGTATGCGTGTAGTTAAGCCGATGACCGAGTGCTTTTACTTCACCCCTAAAACCGAGAAACAATGAGCAAACAAGACTACACCCCGAAGCGCAAATGGTGTATCGAATGCACCGAGGAGAAACTGAGGCTCATGGCCTCGATGGTGGAGGACATCACGCGATTCATCGGCGGTCAGCCCCAGCTGATGAACTGCCTGGTTATGTTTCCAAACGGAAACAAGATAGGCGAGTATATGCGCGAGCACGTGCGTCCGATGATGCTCCCCGACCTTGACGGCGATTGTGTCGGATGGAACGGTAAAGGTGCGAGCAACAAGTATGTGCGTAAAGAAGTGGCGCAAGGATATGCCGCGTATAAGTCAATCCTTGCGGCCTTGGCTAACGAATACGACTGGAACAACGTTCACTCGGGGACACCGCTCACCTGCGAGGATGGCGGCGAGCTGATGAATGTGCGCCCAATGGATGAATCTGAGCCTGAAACCGTGGACTATTGGACCGCCACAGATCCGGATGGCAGACAGTTAACGTTTCTCTCCAAGCCGGTACGCCGTCAATGGGCGAACGGATGGGAATGGGAACCGTCAGCAGATGGCTCGTACATAGGCACGGGGGGAACGGTAGCTCTTATGGAATTGCTCGGACTCCCTAAGCTGACTTGGGAGGACGAGCCGTATAAGTTTACCGTGTTAAAGCCTGAGAGAAAATGAGAATAACTGAATTTAAAATCGAATACGTTGATTTCATCCCTCCGGTCGAGGATATGAAAGAGGGAGTGCTGTATATCAGCAAGCCTTACAAAACAACCTCGCATCTTTGCGCCTGCGGCTGTGGCAATGAAGTCGTATTGCCGTTTGGGCGCAGAGATGGAATGTTTTGGACTCTGACCGAAAGGCTGTCAGGCGTTACCATGCGCCCCTCTGTCGGCAGCTTCAATCTGCCGTGTAAATCGCATTATTATATCACCGACAATAAAGTTGAATGGTTATGACACAACCCGACTACGAACAGAAGATGCGCGAGTGCTTTGTCCAATTCTGCAAGGACAACGGAATTGACCAGGAAGTGAACATCAGCATTTTTGACGCTTTCGACCAAATCTTCGACCGCGCCTATGCCCTTGGCAAGCAGTTCGGAAATTCCGAACAAGTGGATGCGGAGGGAGAGGAAATACTGACGGTGAGCCGTAAGCGAGTGCAGGAAATGTGTGCCGCCAACGAGCGGATAAAAGCCGATTTTCCCGACAAGGAAACCGCTCATATATCTGATCATATCAATCACGTACTCAAGCATCTTTTCGGCTCCAAGTGCCTGCCGGATAATGTTGACAGCTCCGAGCCTAATGTTGACAGCTTACCTCAGAATCCGACCGAAAATTGCGATAACAAAAGCCATATCTCAGCCGACTGCAACAAGCCAGCCGAGGCGAAGTTTACAAAAGGAGATATGGTTCATTGTAAATCTTTCGGTTATGAGGGAGATTACAAGGTGCTTGAATATACGGGCGGCCCTCGTAATTGCTATGATTGCATAGATAAATATGGGGCTTATTACAGATTCTATGAATCCGACCTCGAACCCTACACCGAGCCGACCGATTTTGGTAAGGAAGTTAACTTCCCTACCAAAAACAATCTCGCAATTTATCTCAAGAAATCAAAAAATTGCGATAATCGTCTCCAGATTGCAGCAATGGCTATGCAGGGAATTCTTAGTAATGGAAATGCGATCCAATATGCCATAAATAATTTTAGACTTCAGGATGGTTCACGTAATCGCTATCAAGCAGTAGCAGAGTGTTCACTTGCCTTTGCCGACGCGCTTATAGCCGAATCAGAGAAACGATCTGAACATGGAAAATGACTGCGTCTATCTATATAAGGATAGGCTATGTTGGCAAACCGCTCACGACTATAACCGTGAACTCATAATCAGCCAATGCGCCTATCTGGAGAACTGCAAGAAGTGCGGAAATTATAAACCCCCAAAAAGAGAACATGAAACAGATCCCCAATAAATTGCCTCTGATTATCATTCTACTTTCCGCTATGTTTGTCTTAGGACTTCGCCTCGGTATCCATTGCGGAAAAGACATAGGATATAATCAAGGATGGTTGGATTGTTGCGATGAACTTCAAGCCTCAATGGACAGTATCAGCAAGGATTATATCCTGGCGAGAGACTCATACAGCGCTAAACTCGATTCACTCATCGAGGAATACGATAAGCCATGAAAGTCTGGACTAAAGACGCAGAAAATGAATTGCGGGAGCTTTACGGTAAAATGACTGCCGGTGCTCTCGCAGTTCATTTCAACCTCACCAAGTCGGCAATATATCAGAAGTGCTATAAATTGGGTCTCAAAAAGGAACAGCCTAATAAAATACATCTGAATCGTGAACAGGAGTTGTGGATGAGAACGCATTATCCTCACATGTCCACCGAGATTTGCGCGTTGATACTCGGCATTAGCCATAGTTCAGTAACCCGGCAGGCCCGGCGCCTCGGCTTGAATAAAACAGATCAATTCATGAAAGAGTGTCAGGCTCACACCTCCCAAAAAGCGCACGAGAGCCATCTAAAAAACGGCTCATATCCGGCAAAGGGGTATTATTCTCCCAATCTCCAAAAGGGTGAGGCATATCAATTCAAGCCGGGACATAAAGTAATTAAAAAACCATTTTAGCAGATATGGGAAAATACAGCGGAAACGGCATCGTATCTCTCCATGATGACAAGGAAAGTAATCACGGCTTTTTCTGTATGAAGTTGGCAGAGTACATCAACAATGAAATTCCAATTGGGGACAATCTCTATGGCTCATTGTGGCGCATCAGATTCGCTCAGGCAAAAGCCGGGAAATGTGCCTATCGGGAGATGTGTCCGACCTATGCCAAATCAAAACCACCATTTTAATACTTGATTCCAATGGATGCAAAATTCAGTGTCGGTGATATTGTCCGCAATGTCAATTCAGGCTCTGTAGGTGAGATTATCGAACTGCCTCTCCGCAATCCCAAGTTTCTAACTTTTCGGATGATCACGAAGTCCGGCAATATCAACAAGCGTTTTTGGAATATCAAGAGCCTCGTGAAAGTCGATGGCATAACAATCTAAAGAGATGAAAGGGAGAGCGACAATAATTCACAGGCAGGGGACGGTTGACGTTGCAGTTTGCAGCGTCCCGATGGACGATGCGCCTCGGACATTCAACAATCTTGTAAAGGCTATGAAAGAGCGTGCCCAAAGTGCATGGGGCGTGAGATTCGAGGAAACGCCGGATTCAATCACGGCAGTCTGGCCCCCATCCACGAGACCTCCCCACGGATGGCGCGAGAGCGTGAGGTTTATTCCAGAATAATCGAAAATTTTTCGGAAAAAAAGTGCCTGAAAATTTGTTTAATCAACAAAAGTTGATTATCTTTGTAATGTCATTAAGACAGAGAGATAATTAACATGTTTCACCAAAAAAGATTTTCAAAATGAACGATGAGAAATTCAAATTGAGAATTATCGAGGTAGTCGCCCTCCTGATTAAGTTCAGAAAGATGACTGACAGGAGCGACAAGAGAATCCTCCGAGACTACATAAGAGCAGTAGTCAAAGAGATTACCTTAGTTTAGCGGCATCCCGAAACAAAGAACCCTCCCCCGCAAGGGGGAGCGGTTCCCTTAAAAACAGACATAACTATGGCAGACGAAGAATTGATCAAAGAGATTATCGAGCGTGCGGAATCCGAAGAAGGTCAGCGGTTAGCTGATGAAACCTTTGCACGTTTGAAGAATGGAGAGGTTGCCCCGGATAAAGTAGTGGTGGACCTCAAAAGAGAGGACATAGCGAAAGTGCTTAAAGTGTCCTACATCGCAGAACGTTTCTTTGGGCGTTCCCGGTCTTGGCTATGCCACAAGCTCAACAATGATATTGTGAACGGGAAACGTGATGGCTTTACCATTGATGAGCGTAAAAAGCTAAAGGAGGCTCTCGATACCATAGCATACGAAATTCAAACTTTGTCGGATAATTTGTAGTTAATTCCTCATCGTTCATCTACATAATCCGACGCTCCGGCCCGATTGACCCACAAAGTCAGTCGGGCTTTTTCTGTAATATATAAATCAATCAGTAATGAATTATGAAAATGATCATCACAGGCGGCGAGGGCTTTATTGGAAAGGCGCTTGCTGCCAATCTTAAGAAACGCAGTATCGAGGTCATCTGTATCGACCGCCGAAGCGGAACAGAGGCGGGTGAATATTTCACATCTGCCAACCTGACGGATGTCGACTGCGTTTATCATCTTGCCGCTCAGACATCGGTGTTTAACGGTAACAGAAACGACGTCATCCGAGACAATATCGAGGTATTCAAAATTGTGTGCGATGCTTGCGCCCGGCACGGAACCAAACTTGTCTACGCCTCGTCTTCGACGGCGGCAGATGGAAACACGACTTCGATATATGGAATCAGCAAGCGCTTCAATGAGGAATACGCCCGCTGTTATTACCCGAAAGCCACCGGCATAAGGTTTCACAACGTTTACGGCCCCCATCCGCGTCAGGGGACTCTTCTTTGGTGCCTGCTCAATCAGGAGCGGGTGAAGCTCTACAATATGGGGCGTAACGTGCGACACTTTACCTACATCGACGACATCATCGAAAGTCTCGTCTTTGCCTATGGCAGCAACCTTAAGCTTGTAAACGCGGCCAATCCCGAAACGACGACGACATTGCAACTCGCCGAAATGGTAAAACAATACAAACCTCTTGAAATAGAGTTAATTGCGCAAGAGCGCAATTTTGACAGAGACGAACAGCAGATCAATGAGAGAGTTTACTCGGTACCTTTGCAATACACGTCTGTAGCTGACGGCTTAAAACGGATATTCGAAGAGCCTCATAATGAATCTGCAAAGTAGAACCCACGCATCAAGTGTTCCCGTCGCACGGCATTTGTCGACAGACAGGAACACTTCCCGCATCACTAAATCTGTTCACAATTTAACGTCTCCCGGCATCATTTTTCAGACAATATGGCCTATATTTTCAAGATGGCACGCCCACCATGCGCATTTATCTCAACTCAAGCCGTGTTTTATGCGTATTCCGGAAATTTTTTCATGGGCGGGATAAAACCAAATTAAAAGAAGTATCATGATCAATTCCAACGCGCTTTTCTTATTCCTGATATGGCTATTAGAAGAGTAATTCCAATTTCCGACCTGTATTATAACAGAATTCATTTCTGATTATATAGAACCCTCATCACAAAGACACATCATGGCAAAAAAACAGTCTGCAATAAAAGAACGTCGACTGACGGAGAAACAGGAAAAATTCTGTCAGTATTACCTTGACACAGACGGGAATGCCTCAGAGGCGTACCGTATGGCTTACGACACCTCAAATATGCAGCCTAATACCGTCTGGAACTCTGCAAGCCTGCTTATGGATAACCCAAAGGTTACCCAAAGGATAAACGAGATACGCATCGAACGCGCTGAGAGTTCACGCATAGAACGCAACCGTGTTGAACGGGTTTTGATGGACATCGTGACCGCAGATCCCAATGACCTCTATATTGCGGATGCCAGAACCGGCAAGATAAAGATGAAGACTCCAAGTCAGTTGCCAAAAAGAATGCGTAATGCGCTTAAAAAGATCAAAAATAGCCGGGGAGTTGTCGAGTATGAGCTGAACGGTAAAGTAGAAGCGGCCAGACTGCTTGGTTCGTGGAATGGGTGGGATGCACCCAAAGAAGTCAACGTCAAGAACAGTGGCAATATGATGGGCGAGCTGCGCATAGGTTTCGGCAACGAAGACGAGCAAACATAATGTCATTGAAAATCGCCATAAGGAATCAAAATGACACCTGACGGCTAAAATATCTCGGGAAAGCACCAAACTGCGTAAGGATATTCCCGATTTTATCTTTCAAAATGCCATATTAAATGATTCTAAATTACAAGCTGTTCAATCCACTGTTCTTTTTTCTGCTGATGCTCATGCAGAATAAGACGATACGCAACATTATCATGTATGGCGGTTCGTCTTCTGGAAAAACTTACAGTGTGGCCCAGGCCATTCTCATATTCACGTTATGGGAAGGTACTAACACGCTTGTGATGCGAAAAGTCGGCGCGTCTATCAGAGATACTGTATATCAGGATTTCAAAACTGCTGCCGACCAACTCGGAATAACGCACCTGTTCAAATTCAACGACGGTAATAAGATAATAACCTGTCTTCAAAACAATGCGCGTATCGTCTTCAAAGGTCTTGATGATGCCGAAAAAATAAAAGGCCTGTCAAGCTTCAAGAGAGTCGTTCTCGATGAATTGTCTGAATTTGATGAAACTGATTACAAGCAGATCCGTTTACGTCTGCGTGGTATTGAGGGCCAGCAAATTATCTGCACTTTCAACCCTATCAAAGAAACACATTGGATTAAAAAGAAAGTATTTGACAAACAGAAGTGGCACGACATTCCGATTGAAGTTGTAATTGACGGCCAGCTCATCCCTGAAGAATTGACAAAGGTCAAGTCCATAAAGATGAATGAGCCGCGTGTGATAATGCACAAAAGAACCGGCGAGATGATTGAGCACGCGCCGGACACCGTAGTGATTCAGACCACCTATCTCAATAACTTTTGGGTAGTAGGGTCTCCTGACGGAACCTACGGCTACTACGATGAGCAATGTATTGCCACGTTTGAATATGACCGCGAACATGATCCCGATTATTACAACGTCTATGCGTTAGGAGAATGGGGCGTCATCAGAACGGGGTCGGAGTTTTTCGGCTCGTTTAACAGGGGCAATCATGTCGCCGAGACAGTATATGACCCATCATTGCCTGTTCATCTGAGCGTAGACTCGAACGTCCTGCCCTACATCTCGATCTCATTTTGGCAGATAGCGATCGACAGCTCACAGAAACAAATCCGGCAGATTGACGAAATATGCGCCGAGAGCCCGAACAATACCGTCAGGAAAGCAGCCAGACTCACCGCAAAGCGCCTACAAGCGATGGGAGTATGCAAGGTTGTTCTCCATGGAGACGCATCAACAAGGGCAGCAAACAATATTGATGACGAAAAACGTTCATTTCATGATCTGTTCATCGACACCTTGCAGAAGGAAGGTATTGAGGTCGAGGACAAGGTCAGCAACAGAAATCCGAGCGTTCCTATGTCAGGTGAATTTATCAATGCCATATACGATAATAACCTACCCGGGATAAGCATAATCATCGGCGAGAACTGCCATATGTCAACAGAAGACTACATGAGCGTGCAGAAGGATGTGAACGGTGGAATTCACAAGACAAAGGTCAAGAATAAAATTACAATGCAGACATACGAGGAACACGGACACATTTCGGACACCAAGCGTTATGTCGTCGTCGATATGCTCCACGAAGAGTTCTTCGCATTTTCCAACCGCCGCAAGCGCAATCTCTATGCGCGGGACGGCGTTATTCATTTTTATAATCCTGAAACGGATTGCAAATATAGCCGGGAGGTAGTTTACGCGATGCCCAATGTAAATGGCAAGTTCGCACTCGTTCACGGCAAGATGTGTGGCGATAAATGGCATATCGTGGATGCAGCATTGCATGAGACGACATCAACGGGTGAGATCAGGAACACTCTGATCGACACCGGCAGTCCGCAGACGGTAATAGAATGTGCTCCTGCATACTTTCGTTTCGTGCGCGACCTGCGCAAAGATCTCTCAGGGGTGCGTGCTATGCAAGAGGTGACAGACGTTGACAGACGCATAGCCGCCACTTCCGATTTTGTCCGGGAGCATCTGCTGTTTAATGAAGCGAGACTAAATGACAATGTAATGTATTCGGCTTTCATGACAAATCTTTTCGACTACAACAAGAACAGTGAAAACAAAGAGGCCAGCATAGTTTTAAGTGGCTTCATTCAGTTCGTAGTTAAGTTCGATTTTTCAGCGCAAACTGCCTCAACCAACGATAGCACAAAGGATTAGCGCCCATTTCATGGGGCTTGCTTTTTTCAGTTTTTAGGCCGTTTGGCTCAACCTGGAATTTTAGTGCTTTTCTTTGCGACAAAAGAAACCGCATGAAATTCCTGCAAGGCATATTCAGTAAGAAAGAGAAGTCTGAGGCTCTGACAGTCCTGGAGGACACTCCCCGCCCCGTCAGTCAGGCTAACTCAGACATTAATGTCACTGATGCATGGAGGTATCATCAGATTCTTGCCAAGCTCGACGCTCTCATACAGCCCTCTGTTGTCGGTAACAACTTCATAGAGATGTTCAAGACAATTCCTGAGGTGTTCTGGCCGATAGATTTCATTGCCAAGCGTATATCGGAAGCTCATTTTGACCTGAAGAGGACGAAAGATGACAGCATCGTATGGTGCAACCGCCTCGGAGCTGATGCCATTCTCAAACAGCCTAACCCCATAATGACATGGCGCGAGATAGTCTATCAGCATTTCGTGTATAAGCTCGCCACCGGCAATGCCTTTTTCAGAGCTGCTATGAGCGAGGCAATCACGGCTGATGCCATCAAGTTCCAATGGTGCTCAAACTACTGGAGCCTGCCGGCCCATCTCGTCAAGGTAGAACCGATGGAACACAGCTATGGAGTGCCGATGTTCGGCATCGCCAAAATAGATGAACTCATCAAGGGCTATACTCTCGACCTCGGCGCATACTCCGGCCTCACTATCCCATACTATCAGATATGGCATGATCGCGACGGTATTCCCGAACTCATCAGAGGTATCGGCTACATGAAGGCTCAGAGCCGACTGCTGGCCGTGAAGAAGCCTATTGCTAACCTTCTTGCAGTCTATGAGGCGCGTAATGTGATTTATCTGAAACGTGGCGCACTCGGCTTCATCGTGGCTCAGAAGGAAGACCCGACGGGAACCGTGGCACTTGAACCGGGCGAGAAGAAAGAACTGAGAGATACCATCAACGCCAACTATGGTGTCGGAGAGGGCAAATCCCCATACGGAGTGACTGATATTCCCATCAACTTCGTAAGAACGAACCTCTCCATTACCGAACTCCAGCCCTTTGATGAGACGTTAGAGGACGCAATCAAGATTGCATCCGTATTTGGCATTCCGGCTGTATTGGTACCGCGCAAAGACCAATCCACATTCAGTAACCAGGACACCGCCGAGAAGAGCGTCTATACCTCGGTAATCATACCGGCGGCCAAACGCTTCTGCGAGGCTCTGACAACATTCCTTGGCCTTGAACAGAAAGGTCTGTATCTCGATTGTGATTTCTCTGATGTCGCGTGTCTGCAAGCGGGTCTCAAAGAGCAGGAGGAAGTTAAGAAGCTCGTCAACGAGCGTTGCCTGTCACAGTTCAACAATGGTCTCATATCCGTCAACGATTGGCGTGCTCAAATCCATGAGGACGCTCTTGACGGTGAGATTTTCAACAAGACCAAGTTTGAGATGACGCCCGAAGAGATCGCCATTGTCGACAGGGTCGTCAAGGCTCAGGCGTCGCCGATACAGATAAATACAGGACGCCCGGGCGCAAATCCTGAAATCAGCCAGAACAACAATCAACCAAATATCAAACCCTCGAAAGGAGAAAGCAATGAATGAACAGATGATTAACCTCCAGTACGAAACAAAAGCACTGGACGTCACTGAGAAAGGTATCGTCACCGTAGCGGTGAACGGTATAGGCATCGAGGACGCACAGCACGACATCTCGATGCCGGGGTCATTCGTGGACACACTCCGCGATGACATAAGCAAAATGCGATGGTACCTCAACCACGATACGCGCCAGCTGCTTGGTGTTCCTCTGTCAGGTGAAGAGAAAGACGGAAACCTCATCATGACCGGACAGATGAACCTCAACAAGCAGATATGCCGCGATGTCTTTGAGGACTACAAGCTCTTCCATGAGGCGGGTCGGACTCTTGAACACTCTATCGGCGTCAAGGCTCTTGCCCGTGATGAGGAAGACCGCCGAAAGGTCGTAAGATGGAAAATGCTCGAATATTCCACCCTGACCGGCTGGGGTGCCAATCCTCAGACGTTTCTTGTTGGATTGAAAAGCGGAACTGCCGACCAGCTCAGAGATGCCGTAGAATTGATCCGCTTGGCTTTCAAACAGCGCGGATATTCAGACGAGCGACTCAAAAACTACGATATGGAACTCAATCTGCTACTCAAATCCCTCAGCGGCGGCATGATAGTAACCTGTCCGTGTTGCGGTCATCAGTTCGATTATGACAACGAGCCGGAGCATACGTTCTCGCAAGAAGTTCAGGAAGCGGCCGGAGAACTCGTAATGTCCATTGGACGCAATGAGGCACGCCGACAGATAGAACGCTACCGCCCCGAAATCCAAAACGAAGTTTCCGCAATCATTGACGGCCTTTCGGCGGCAAATAAAGAAATCTCAACAAAGAGCATCGTTGAGGCCTTTGCATACGTCCGCTGTCCTTATTGCTGGAGCCGTGTCTATCGTTCCAACAGCCTCCTTATCCCTGCCGATCCCACCGCGAACAAGGAGAAGAAGCCGGAGGACGAGGAATGCACGAAACCCTCAACCGAAAAGCCGACCGAAGGTGCCAAGCCTGAGGATGAAGAGAAGAAGCCCGGCAAGAAGGACGATACCAAAAAGAAGTCCGCTGAAGAGCCGATACCCTCGCCCTCGTTCTGGGCATCTCTGTCAGCTGCCACAAAGAAATAACAACCATTCAAATCATAGTGCATTATGGCAAAACTAACAGTCAAAGAAGTTCAGGAGATTGTAGGCGTAAAGACCGCCGGTCTCCCCGACGAGCAGAAACAGTTCGTCAACACCCTCCTCGGTGCTTTCACCGATGCTATCAACAAGTCGGTTGACGGTCTCGTTGACCCCACCGCCCTCAAAGAGGCCCTCAAGCCTTTCACGGCTGAGGACGGTGTAACCCTCACATCTCTTGCCAAAGAGAACAAGGAACTGATCGACCAGGTCAAGAACCTGTCCGAGGCTCTCGAAAAGATGAAGAAGCGCGGCATCGGCCTCGATTTCGTCAGCAAGTTCAACGAGGCCTTCGAGGAGATGTATAACTCCCCGAAGATGCAGGACTTCATCAACGACCGCGAGAAGACATCCGGCTCTTTCCAGTTCAAGGACATCTCTCTTACCGGCAATGTCGTTCCCGGTGGCACGCTCACAATGACACAGCAGAGCGACCGCATCGTGACCCAGGCCACCGACAAGAAACTCCACGTCCGCGACTTCGCCACCGTCCTTCCCGGCGATCCTGAGTTCCCCATCTTCGCGTTCCAGCAGATTTACAACGTGGACCGCAACGCCCGCTACGTTTCGGAGAACGGTATGCTCCCCGAATCCAGCCTGAAAATCAAGGAAGAGACCGCTCAGGTTTCTCGTGTCGGCCACCACTTCAAGCTGTCGAAGCGTGCGCTCAAGTGCAAGACCTATCTCCGTGGCTACGTCATGAACTGCCTGCTCTCCGGCGTCCGCGATGCCGAGGACTTCCAGATTCTTTTCGGCGACGGCTCCGGCGACAACCTCAAAGGTATCACCAAGTACGATGGTGTGCAGTCCATCGAGCACATCATCTCGGAGAACATCTTCACCGTAGCCGCCGGCGGCGTTCTGTCCATCGAAGAGGTTGACAACGGCCTCATCGTAGAACTCAAGGAACCCAACGACCTGCTCATCGAGGGTCTGAAAGTTACCGGCTCTGCCGCTGTGACCAACACCGACCTCAACAAGACCTATGATGTTATCAAGGTCAACGACCGCCGCATCTTCCTCGAAGGAGCCAAACTCGACGACGCCAACAACGACACTCTGCTCGCCGCCGACGTGGCCGCTCTGAAACTGTCATTCAAGAATGGTGCATATCAGAGCATCGAATCGCCCAACAGCATCGACGCACTGGAGACCGCTATCTCGGTGATGACCTACGCTCAGTTCGTTCCCACCGTCCTCGTTCTGAACCCGATTACCATCAACGCCATCCGTTGCGAGAAGGCCACCGACGGCAACCGTCTCGAAGTAGTCAAGGACATCAACGGCAACCCCGTAATCGGCGGTCTCCGCGTCGTTCCTTACAGCGGTATGCCGGTTGGCAAATACTTCCTCGGCGACATGCAGCGCGGCGCTCAGATCATCGACTACACTCCGCTGACCGCCGAGTGGGCCGACGACGTGAACACCAAGCTCAAGAACCAGGTAGTCCTGCTCGCCCAGGCCGAAGAGATTGTTCCGGTATTCTGTCCGTGGGCGTTCTCTTACGGTAGCATTAGCGCCCTCAAAACCGCCATCAAGAAGTCGTGATCATGAACTACATTCTGAAAGGCGACCACAAAGAAGTGGCGAAAGTCATTCAGGAAAACCGTATCCGTGTTGACAGAGGCGTGATTGAGTTCACGCCCTGTCAGCCGGACTCGGCTCTTGATGCCGACAGCATCGCCAAGCTCCGCGAGGCGTTAGAAGCAAGTGAAAAGTCGTGCCAAGAAATGGCCCAGGGGCATGTAGAACTTGCAGCTGTTACGCGAGATGTTATCGCAATCATCGCCGAGAAAGGGATAACCGTTCCCGAAGGCCTTGCGGAACGACTTGCTCAGTTCGGTATCGACGTTCCCAAAGAACCCGAAACCGTGGAAGATAACAAGACCGTTGATGCCGGAATCGACATGAAAGAAGTCAATCTCGACGACATAAAAGACGTCGAAGAGGTAGACACAAAAGCGGTTCCGGCACCGACAGAGAAGAAACCCCGACGTTCTAAAAAATCAGAGTGACAATGCTCATCGACTGTTCTTATTTCACAAAAGGGCCGCGACACATTCTTAACGCCTCTCTTGGCACAATTCCCAACGCCAACGCCATCGAGGTCAACGCCGCCATCGAGGCCTATATCGAAGAGAATCAGGAGCTCTTTCTTGCCCGGATTCTCGGACATAGCCTCGGCAACCGTGTCAATGCCTATCTCGTATGTCTCGACGATGACGAGAAGCCCGTGCGCAATGCAAATATTGACGCTGTTTGCGAGCATCTGCGTGAGCCTTTCGCGGACTATGTATTTTTCCACATTCTCCGCAATATGAACACGCAGAGCACCATGACCGGCCTCGTCAGGCTGAAATGTGCCAATGAATATGTTGCGCCGCTTCGTCGCCAGGTCAGCGTGTGGAATGCCATGGTAGATAAGAACAGACTGTTTGCCCGATGGAGCGAGTCTGCCGACTGTCCGATCGCCGGCATAAGCGTCGACGATAATCTGCTTACCAAAATCAACAGCCTCAATCTATGAGACCCGACAGACAGAGAAGTCACGAAATCATAGAGATATTGGCCGATGTAGTCAGACAGACTTCCGTCGGCTGCAATATCTCCGTGATGGACGGCAAAGGAAGCTTCAGGACAATACAGTGCCCGGAGATCAACTACACTTTTGGCAACGCGCAATATGTCAAGGATAAGCTCGACGAACTGAGCAAGACTGTCCACGGCAATGAGATGAAGTTCCCCCTCATAGCTCTGTTCTGCCCGTTCAATGAGCAGCGCAATTCCCCTGACTGTTACACCAAAGCGAAAGTCCGAATCCTGATAGCCTGCTCAACTGTAAAAACGTGGAATAACGAACAGCGGCTGACAACATCATTCCAGAACATATTGCGGCCTATTTACCGCCGTTTCCTCAACGCTCTGAAAGAAGACGGCAGGCTGGATATTTCCTACAGCGGGCAGATTGCACACGAATACTCTGAAAACTACTCTTATGGCCGATATGGGGCGTTCACGGGCACCGGGGAAGAAGTGAGCGATCCCATTGACGCCATTAACATCACCAATCTTGAAATAAAAGTCAAACAACCAAATTGCAGAAGACAATGAGAAAACTCAGAAAGTGCGGCAACGCACAATTCAACACGGGTATCACCAAATGCCCGCCCAACTTCGGTAAAAAAAGGATGGCCATTATTGTTCCCAAGGGCACCAAGCTCCCGGCCAACCTGACGGCCGACGCTCTCGAAGAGCTCGCCCATTCGGCAAACAATACAAGGATATATGGCGTTTTCGACTTCGTAGAATACGCAAAGAACGGCGGCGAAGTCCAGACCTCTGCGAACGGCTACGGGCCCGAAGAGATCACCGGCATCTCAGCTCTTAAAGAGACCTTCACCCTCAGGAAGTACGCGCCCGAACTTCATGCGTCATTCGTGCGCGCGGGCAACCGCGAATGGGGCGCCTACTTCATCGACGAGGACAATATCCTCTACGGCGAGAACGACGGCACCGACACCCTCGCGCCTATCGACATGTCTTGTATCTACACCGATGTGACACCAAGTCCGACATCGTCGGCCGCTGCCACAATGTCCGTCACGTTTGCCTATGCCGACGTCAAAAAAGCATATTCGAATTATGACTATGTCCCCCTCGGGTTCAACGCTCAGAATCTTGTTCTCGGGCTTATGAACGTCCGGCTGGAGAAAGTTGGCGACACAGGCAACAGCTACAAGATGTTCGAGGTTGTCGGCGGATATGATGTCACCGACATCTACGGCCCGTTGATCGCGACTGCCGGAAGCACAGTCGTCAACGGAACGACTACGGCCGTAACATACGACGAGGCAACCGATACGCTCACTGTTGCCGCCGGCAGCGGAAACACGCCCATCAGTCTTAAATCGCCTTCGGTATTGTATGACAACGGTATCAAAGGCATCGAGCAGGTTACGGCATGATTTTCGAAGGTGTCAATTTCAACGATGATGAGGTCAGGAAGCTGAGCCGGGAGGAATTCGAGCAGCAGCATATCGGGCTCTTCTGGCGAGACCGCGACGAAGCGACCCGTAAGAAAATGCTCGCCCAGGCATACGGCCTCATCTGTAAACCAGCCGGACGCACCAAGCGGAAAACTGATAAGTAATCATTCGGGGCGGGGATTTTATGACTCCGCCCCTCTGCTGTTTCACCTATGGACATCGAAAAAGTAACCGACATCATCCATAAGATCTCTGAAGGGTTCGAAGAGGCATGTCTTAAATGTCTCGATGACCACTCGGGAATAATTGCTGACGCAGTCAGAGAGCAGCTTGAGAGCGGACAGGACGGTAACGGCGCTCCCCTCTCACCTACCTATCTTGAGGATGATTATTTCAGGAACAGAAAAATACCCTGGCACAGAACCGACGAGGATACCGGCAAGACATACGTCGGCGCCGAGGGCTATCGTGACTGGAAGCGGGATATTACGCCGCCGGTGAAAGGGACTATGCTCGGGTTGCCGCCGCGTCCCGCTGATGTTCCCAATCTGCGCATCGACGGCACTTTCCATAGCGCCATCAATGCAAAACGTGTTGGTGATGTCATTGTCATAGATCCCGGCAACGGCAGAGGCCCCGCTATCGTCAGCAAGTATTCTGACTCGATCCTCGATATGGGCCCCGTGGCCGTTGAATACTTCATCTCGACATTCATGCTTCCGGCAATTGATTCATTCCTCAAAGACTGCGGTTACCGATGAGCTGCGGGTGCGAACATAAAAAGCTTGCAAGCGAATACGAACGTATGCGGCGGCTCGCTAAAGCGACTGCCCGGTTGCAGGAAAATACCGTCGTCCTGTATCGCAATGACGACGGCACCTTCGGGATCAGTCCCGATTTAGAGATTAAGAAAAACGTTGTGGAATTCATAACTCCATACTAACTAACCAATAAATCAACAAAAACATTACATTATGGCTGATGTCAAAATAACAGATCTCGTCCCTCAGGAGACAATAGATCAAGTCAAACGGCTCGACAGCGAAATTAACAAGCTGTACGACGACTATGCCAAAACGGCAATGGATATGGCCAAAGGCCTCGAACTCAAAGTCAAGGTGATAGGCGACATCGACAAGCTCCAGAACCTGCATATCGAAAAGACAACGCAGGCTGCCGAGATTGCCAAAAAGATCAACGCTGCCATGGCCGAACAGCAACAGGTCTTAGCCAACACCACCAACACCATCCAGCGCCATCTCGCGGAACAGGAGCGCTCCAACAAGGCCCAGCGCGAGGCATATACCGATACAGAGAAATTCAAGGCTCTGCTTGAAAAGGTCAACGGTTCATATCAGGATCGCATTAGGCGGTCAGTTCAATTAGACGATGAGCTTAAGGAGGCAAAAGCTCGTGAAAGCGCTCTCAACGCTGAATATAAAAAAGGCCTCATCGATAAAGATCGCTATGTCGAAGTTATGACAGAACTGAGGGCTGAGACTCGTGCTCTCAAACAGGAGCAGTCTGACCTGAATCTTCATCTCAAGAACGAAGAAAGGGAAGCCAACTCTGTTGAGAACTCATATCGCAATCTATCCCAGCGGCTGGAGCTGATGAGGAAAGCCTATAGAGATATGACCGACGAAGAAAAGGAGAAGCCCTTGGGTAAAGAAGTAGAAGCTGCCATACAAAGTCTTAATGCGCATCTTATCGACTGGGATGCGGACATGGGAGTGCATCAGCGCAATGTCGGCAACTATGCTATAGCCAACAGCGGCCTGAAAAAGAACTATGAGGAACTTGTTGGCGCGCTTGCTGAATTGCAGGCGCAGTATGGCAAGATGAGCGAGGCCGAGAAAGCGTCCGAGGATGGGCAAAAGCTTGCTCAGAGCATCAATGAAGTATCGTCATCTGCCCGCGACACGAAACAGGCTCTTGAAGAGCATAATCAAGCTCTGGAGGAAGCCCGACGTTCTTTGGGAGAGACCGGTGGCAAGACGTCAAGCGTCAAGCGTGACCTTAAAGAGCTTGTGCTTGAAATTGCCAACCTTACCATCGAGTATCAGAGTCTATCAGAAGAAGAGCAGGCGTCAGCTGACGGACAGGCGCTTGCAGACCATATCCGCGACCTCACCGAAAAGGCCGGTGTTTTGAAAGATGCTATAGCAGACACAAATCAGGCTATTTCCAATGCCGCGTCAGATACGCGCGGGCTCGATCAGGTAGGCGGAGCTCTACAACTCGCAATTGATGGGTTCGGGCTTGCCACCGGAGCAGCCGAAATGCTCGGAATCAGCTCCGAAGATCTGGCCTCGATACAGACTAAATTGCAGGCTGCAATAGCTGCATCGAACGCCATGCAGTCTATTCAGAACACATTACAGGCACAGTCCGCAGTAATGCAGGGAGTCAATCTCATCCAGACCAAGCTTCGGACAACAGCCGAGAATCTTCATACCGCCGCGCAGGGTAAAGGCACCATCGCGACAGCGGCATTAACCGCTGCACAGTGGGCATTCAACGCTGCTGCCAACGCAAATCCGATAGGAATTGTTATAGTTGCCATCGTCGCCTGTATTGCGGCTGTTTATGGGCTTGTCAAAGCATTCAACGTATTCTTCGGTACGAGCGACGAGGCTATCAAGGCTTATGACAGCCAAAAGCAGGCGCTCGACGAACTCTGCGATTCCAATGACAAACTCATTGAACGCATGAAAGCTCGCGGAGCCACCGAGGCGGATCTTCTGAATCAGACTTTACAGAACAAGCAGGCAGAAAAAGATGCGGCCGAAGCTCTGTTCGCCCGCGCATGTGAGATTTACGACGAAGATGAGGATGAATACAAGGATGCTCTGGAAGCTAAGAAAAAAGCTGACGAGGATTTCGAATCATCAAAAGAGGATGGTCTGAACTATCTCTTAAAAATTCAGTCTGACGTTAACGCATATGAGCGTGAAAATGCAATCGGCACACTCGCTTATAAGATCGAGATAATCGAGGCCGAAAAGAAAAAACAGCTTGAATTGGCACAGACGCTATATAAAAACGGTGAAATGACCCGGCAAATGTATGAAGATATAGTCGCAGCTGTCAATAAATCAGCTCAGATCAAGATTGACAAAGCCAAGGCAGCCGAAGCTCCTAAAGTAGCGCGTCGTTCTTCGGGAGGCAGTGGTATCAGCAATGTTAAAAATGCCGCCGACGAATTGAAGAAAGCTGTTCAGGCCGGAGAAGACGCGCTCGTGAAAATCATTGAGGACAGCATCGAGCGTCAGCGTCAGGCTGAGATCCTGTCATACAACCGCAAGCTTAAGGAACTACAGGCCCATCTCGCCAAGACAAAAGAGACTCAGGTCGAAATGCGCAAGGCTATCAACAATCAGATTGAAGGCCTTACTGCCGAACACGACAGAAAGATGGAGGAACTGATGATTTCAAGGATGGAACGGACGAATAAGACGGAAGCCGACTTCATTAACTCTCGTCTTACCGCCCTTGAAGCAGGCTCAGATGAAGAGCTTCAGTGGAAGCTTAAATCTCTCGACAACCAATATCAGGCCGAATTGATAGCATTGCAAAAGTCTGAGAATGACAAAACATTTACAGCTGAACAGGCTGAACAACTGCGCGCCGATCTCGCTGTCAAATATGCAAGGCTGAAAGAAGACGCCGAAGAAGAGCACGCCGCCAATATGGCCGACCTCATCGAAAAGCAATACGCCGATGAACAGTCTATACGCGATAACGACTATATGCTCGCCTTGTATAGACTAAAGCAGCGTTATTCCGAAGAACTCTCTGCTGCCAAAGGGAATAGCGCCAAAGAAGCGAAAATCAAAGAGAAGTTTGAGCGCGATCAGGCTGAGCTTTCTGAGAAATACGCCATAGACACTGCTCAGAAGTCTATCGATATGATAGAGGCCGTTCTAAAGACAGAAGGTCTGTCAGCAGAAGAGAGGCAGAAAAATGAGGAAGAACTTGCTAAAGCGAAGATTGCCCTTGAAACTGCCGTCGCTGACGCCACAATAGCTCAGGAGGAAAGGAAGCGCAACGCTGACAGAAAGACCAAAGAAGAGCGTATCGCCAATGCGGAGAAATGGCTACAAGTGGCCTCTGACGCGTTGAACGCCATCAATGACCTAACCTCAACCGTCTACGACGCCAAGATTCAGAAAGTCGAAGAAGAGCAGGAGGCCAACAACGCCGCTGGTGAGGCCGAACAAGAGCGTATTTCCAGCCTTGTCGAGAAAAATGTCATCACAGAAGAGGAAGGCGAGGCCCGTAAACGTGCTGCCGCAGACATGACTGCGAAAAAGGATGAAGAACTCGCTCGTAAAAAAGCTAAGATTAAGGAAAAACAAGCCGTCTTTGACAAGCTGAACAGCCTTGCTCAAACGGGGATTGCTACCGCACTTTCCTTAATGAAATTATGGGTAGAACCCGGTTGGCCTGCTGCTATACCGATGATGGCTGTCGTCGGCGCGTTAGGAGCCATGCAAATGGCGACAATCCTTGCCACACCTCTACCAAAATACGCCAAAGGCACCGACTCTCACCCGGGAGGCCCTGCAATTGTAGGCGACGGTGGCCGTCATGAGCTTGTGCTCTTTGACAACTCCGCGTGGATTACCCCAGACCGGCCTACCCTATGCGAAATCCCCGCCGGCGCCGCCGTAATACCTGACATCATAACCTACGGCAATATCGCCGGCCCCGTATTGGATATGCCGTCGGGACTCGTCGAACGGCCCACACCCAAACCATACGACGACACAGAGATACGTCGAGGTTTGTCGGAAGTGCGTCGCGGCGTGTCAGAAGTTGCCAATCTTCTAAGAGCGCAGATTAAGCAGCAGCACGCCGACGCCTACGACGCCCAATATGAACTGTTCAAGTCGAAGATATGAAACAGAAGCTTGAAGAACTGACTATCGGCCAGTTTGTCGACCTTATCTGCGGCGACGCAGGCGTCCTGTTGGGGCGCCATGAAATAGCGTCGCCGCAGAAGCAGGCCGCGGCCATACGCGATATTGTCTTTGAATACCGAGAGCTTTCCGACAGAGCGGGCGCACAGTCATATCTCTCGAATATCGAAGAGCTCATCAGAAACAAGGTAAGGATGTCGATCTTCTCCGAATGCCTCGAACTTGTCAGAATCAAAAAGTATGAGACTACCCGGAATATTATGGAGCAGTTGGGCATCGGCGTGGCAAAGATGAGCAACGAGCGGCTTACTGCTGAAATAAAATCGCAGCTCGCACGTGCACGGCAAGCTGAGGCGCGCGCAAAAGAGAACAGCCATAACCCGGACGGTGATGCAGCCGAGATCCGCCGCTCTTTCGACGAACAGACCGCAGCACTCATAGCCTTCTTCAAATTCCAGATTGACACGGAAACGATGAAAGCAACCATCTATGCGCTCCTTGTTGCCCGATATAATCGCGAAATAAAGGCGCAGCTCGCCGCTATGAATAAAAAAAATGAATTGACATAGTGCGCATCCATTTGACGGACGAGCATGACAAAAGCTGCCACAAGGTAGGTTTCTAAAATGTTTTTTCTGCCGTGTCCTCCGGGGCACGGTTTTTTTTAATTTGGACTGACAAAATTCACTCTCGACCGCACTTTTATAGGCTTTATCAGTAACACATTGCAAAAAGCAACGTGTTATGAACAAATTGAGAAACAGACACCGCTCTCACAGAATAGAGCTTATCGAGAGAAAGTGTGACAGAATCCTGTCAGAGTTACTGATACTTCGCCGGCATCTTATCCATAGGCCTGATATTGATGCGGCCATAGACCGGCTTCATCATGCCGCCCGGGTGATGAGGGCCCAGTGCGAACGTGAGCGCGACATCGCGCGGAAGATGTTCAACTCCAGTTTCCCGGAGTGATGGACGTCGAAGATCTCGTCGTCAGGCACGCTGAATGGATCAGGCAGAAAGCTCACCGCTATTATTCCGACGAGGCAGACGCCGACGACCTCGCAAGCGAGACTATCTACAAATGTCTCAGCAATGCCCGCAGATTCAATCACGGGGTGAATTTCAAACCGTGGGCTCTGGCTATCATGGCCAATACCTACATCACTCAGTATAACCGTCGCAAGTGCGTTCTTTTCACTGGCTATGGTGACTATGACCCATATAGTGATGAAGAGTTTGCCGACCAACGGGCCTCAGTGAAGAGCATATTGTCGACAATAAGAAAATGCGCGAGGAAATCCCAATGCGTCGAATGCGTTCTTCTCTATGCGAAGGGCTATAGCTACGACGAAATCGCCCTGAAGGCCGGAATACCTGTCGGCACTGTGAAAAGCCGCGTATCGGCTGGGAGGAAGCTACTCGCGAAAGCTCTTGACTATTAAATGTCAGTAAACGTTAAGGTGGAGAAAAGGTGGCTTTAAAATTTGCACAATCAGCTATATATTACTAACTTACAGTATCAAATAAAATACAAGTCAAACCATTTACCCCCTTGATTATGGAAAAGAAAAGCAATTTTCGCGTGAGAGTTATGAAATATGCATGGCAGCTCTGGAAAACAACACGCCAGACATGGCAACTCTGTATGATCAAAGCCTGGCAGCTTTACCGTCTCGCCAAGGCTATGCGCAATGGAGTTGTATCATTCTACTATTCCAAATCCGACGGCACAATCAGAAAAGCCTCCGGGACGCTCAGAAACATCTCTGCCGGCGCTACTCTCGGAGGTAAGAAAATGACCAAGCCCTCATATAAGACAATGGCATATTTCGACACTGAGAAAATGGCGTTCCGATGCTTCAAGGTTGAGAATCTTATCTGCATCATCTGATCTGCCTGAACTCTGTCGAAATAGCAGACAGATAACTCGATTTTTGACAGACATAGCGCGCATAATTCACGATAGCAATGAGTTAACGTGAATTATGCGTTACCATTAGTGAGCGGGATTTTGTGCATTTCGCTGAATCAGGGTCATTTTGACTTACATTTGCCTCCGACACAACAACGGACGCAAAAATGCTCACGAAATACATTTTACATATCAACGGCGCCGACTACGAGCTGCAAAACGATGACCTCCGAAACTGGGACGGCATTAAATGCTCATACAAGCGCGCCGGATACGACGGAGTCGTTCGCTCGTTCTCGTCACAGTTCGAATTTGTCAACCGCGCCGGGGAAATGCTCAGGATGTTGTATCTCAAAGACGGATTGAACGCTCAGGCGTCAGTGTCTGTGCGTATCATCGACGACAGATGGCAATACAATAAAGTATTCGGGTGCCCGCTTGATTTCTCGACTGCCTCATGGGAAAACCATACATTCAAAATCAACAGCGTTGACAACAGCCTGTCGGCACTCATAAAAGCAAATAAAAGTACCAAATATGAGTTTGTTGTCGACAATGACATAGCCCGCGACGATATGCTGTATTTTGATCGCGTGCCGATGCTGGAGACACTGACCTACGAGTTTACTCAGGGAGAGCAATATGACGACTGCGCCGACATGAATGTCACGGTGAACAAAGGAGAGCTGCCATATATCGGGAATGTCGGGTCGGAGCTGACCATCAACCGCGTCCTCGATTGGAACGACGATCAGACTACGGATGCAAACAGCTATATTTTCAAAGCCGTAGCGGACATCACTCTGACACTCGACTTCGAGCTGGCATGGCGCACCGACAGCTTTGGCAGCGATGGTGTCAGCGTCAATGTTAAAGTTCGCCGTAACGGATCCTACATCACAGGCTCCGTTACAGGAGGCAGTAACCAGCTGGCATTGATGAGCCCGTCGAAATACGACAGTTTCGTCGGCGTGTTCAATGACCCGTCTGCACTGAACGCCTATCGCCCTAATCCAACGTCATCACAATGGGCGCTTATCTCCGGCATAGTATGGTATGGCGAGAATGGTTCGTGGATATGGTCAGCGAAAAAGCGCGAGGATTTTTTCCATATGGCCGCCTCCGGCAAGAGAACAATCGCGCTTAGCGTCGGCGACGAGGTCATTATCGACGCCACATATTCCTCTTCAGCACAGAGCGCCACATTCCGCATCGTCAACAGCAAATTCACGTTCAGCTGGATAGGAAGAGGCGGGAGTGTAGACATCCCGGTGCTGACGGCAGAGGCTGTAGTTACCGCGTTGCTCAGGCGCATTGCAGACGGAAAAGTCAATGTCGGCGTCTCCATAAGCCCTCACGATTCCAGAATAGCCTACACGCGCTTATTGGCAGCCGAAAGCGCCCGTAACATATCTGGGGCCAAATTCTATTCATCGTTCAATGAGTTCTGCGACTGGATGTCTACAGTCTTCGGATATGTCTATTATCTCGGAGACCCGACACCGCCGAGATTTATACGCCATGAGAGCTGCGGAAAATACGTATATTCTGTTACTGCCTATCAGACCGGCACCTATCCCGGTGCAATAAGTGGTGACAATATAGTCTACGTAGCTCGGCTCGGCAGATTCCTGTATCAAGATCCACTCTCAGGCGGGTTATATCTGTATTGGTCAGGATGGCAGAACTACAACGACGATGGGTTACATGCCAGGACAGACACGGTGTTCACTATAGCGCAATTAAGCCAGACGAATCTCTATTACTTCGATGAGTTTAACGACGAGCCATTATCACCAAAACTTTTTAATGGAGATACCGCTGGCATCGGCAAAGAAAGTCAGACCGTCTATTTCGTCCACCGTTCCGAACTGTTCGACAATGAGGCTCCCGTCAGGAGGATTGACAATTGCCGGGAAATCAAATACAGCATCGACTCAGGCGCGATCTATTCCGCCGTGACGATCGGCTATGACAAAAAAGACTACGACAGCATCAACGGGCGCGATGAATTCAATTTCAACAGCACCTACTCGACCGGATGCAGTGTCAGCGACAAGACATTGTCGTTACTGAGCAAGTATCGCGCCGACTGCTACGGACTGGAATTCGCAGTCCAGAAGCGCGGCAAAGACACCACCGACTCAACGAGTGACAAAGATGTGTTCTTCGTTCTGTGCAAGTATCAGAACGGCACACTCGTGCCGGACAGGACACTCGCAGTTGAGGGAGCATTGACCAATCAGGTCTTTAACGGGGCATTCTCTCCCATGGCATGCGTGCACGCCAATGCCGGATACATAGGGCTGCAAGCAAAAAATCTTACTCTCTCTTTCGCATCTTCTACAGGCAACAGCTCTATCACGATAGACGGAGAGTCCATGTCGTCGGAAATAGAACTCAAAACACCTATAGCTACCTGCGGAGTTATCGACTTCTCAACAGATGAAATCGACGATCTCTCCGACTTCAACGAGATTATCGAGGTCAGTGACGGAGGTGTTCTTTATCGTGGTTTTCTTAAGGAGACAGACGTTAAGTATGCCAAAGCAGAGAGCGCTAAGTATAAACTCATCATAAAAGATATAGAACTATGATTGTCAGCCCATTCACGCCGTTGTTTTTCATCAACCGCAAGGCTGATGGAATAGATAGCGAATATATTCAGACATTCTCGACAACTGACCAAATCCTTTTGGAAGTGTTAGCTGCGCCCGGGACGTCGATTCATGCCAATGTCAATAACGAAGAAACAGATTTTCCGCTCTATACGATAAAGTTCAACACATGGAATATCAACTCGTCAACGACGTTATATTTTACAACAATCTCGTTGTCTCCCGGAATCTATTCTGTGAGCATCTTTGGCTATGGCCGCAGCGAGATATTCATGGTGACAGACGACGCCAGGATACTTGACAAGACTACGCTCATTCAGTATTCAATGAACAATAACCGTCAACGCACCGATGCTGTGTTCTTCATTGACGGGATGCAATATTATTTTGATTTCCGCGTCCCCGGCGGATTTAAGGACAGCAATTGGACGTTCGGCGTAGAAAGCGAACAATTTGTCACACAGCTGGCCGACATCTCACAACTTTACGGACTTGAGTCGACTCAGAAACGATTTACTCTCGGCGGCAGCATGGGTGTCCCGGTGTGGTTCGGTGAGATGCTTAACAGAATACTTGTTTGCTCTCACGTCTATTTCGACGGCGTAAAGTATTCGCGCAAAGAATCTAACGTACCCGAGATCTCTGTCCAGCTTGACGGGGTCAATAGTTTCGTGTTCAATCAGACGTTGCAACAGTCTGTCAACCTCGACCCTGTCATTGAGCAAAACAATCACGCCGCCATGCGCCGTATCGATAGCGACAATTACAGATCAATATCCTCAACTACTAACCGCATAATTATATAAGTATGGCTATTACATCCGACGAACTCCAGAGCATCGTCAGCGCCGTGCTCTCGTCCATACGGACAAACTCGCGGACTATAGATCAGCTGACGCCCGTAACAGCGTTGGCCGATACTGATAACCTCGAAGTCCACGGAGGAAAGAGAGTAGTCTTTTCAATACTCAGGAATCTCATTCTCTCCAAGAGCGGCGTTGACGAGCTCAAGACGGAACTCAAACCTAAACTTGCGGAGCTCGACGATGTCGTCGAAATCCATTCTGTCAGAAGCGATATAGGTGTTATATTAGCCCAGCCCTCCGGCCCATTGACCGTTTATCATGGCTCCACCGACGAGGGGTATGGCGTCGTTTATGATTCGACAAGGAAACGGTTCTATCTCGTTGGAACCTCCACGCTGCCGAATCCGAACACAGACGTCTCTGTCATTCAGGCTTATGGCGATTGGTCTGACGAGGCTGTTTTCGGAGACTCGCCTGAAAGCGGCAGCGGACGTATTCCTGTCAGAGGGAAACTATATGTCTGCGCAACCGATGGCGGACTGTATTACTGGAACGGTACCGATCTTGTCGATCTGATTAAAGGAATCCTTGCCAACACCAACGCGCTGTCGGTTCTGAACAGGCGCGGACAGGTCGAGCCGTTCGCCGCCGTCCTCACCTCCGACCCCGACGACGACCCTATCCCGGCCGAGCTCGTCGGAAAGCGCGTCTGGTCGACGCAGTTCAACAAGTTTCTTGAGATAAACATCGGCGGCGATCCGCCCTATCGGGAGCCGGAAGACAGCGCAGCCGTCGTTGATAAGTTTTACATATGCGATGGACGCCTTTATCTCGGAGTTAAAGTGTCGCAGACTGCGACCACCCTCAAACCGCTCTTCGACTCCGAAATCGAACAGCTAAGCCGCACACACTCCATCACGCTTACCGCCGTCGACAATGGCACTCTGTCGTGGTCGGGGGCCGAGCATAACAAGATACGCAACGGCGACATCGTCGAGTGGGAGAACATGGGCGTCCTGCTCCGGGGCACGGTTATCAGTCGCACCTCTTCGGGCAGTTACGATACCCTCGCTGTTGTCTACGACTTCGACGGCGATGAGCCGCTGGAGCTGCACGTCTTATGGATAAACTCCAACGGTAAGGCGACAGACGCTTGCTTTTCATCAGACCAAACTCTCGCGAGCGCTTTCAACGCAAAGCAGACCAAGCTCGAAGACACCACCGACGTAGTTATCGAGAGCGAGACCAACACCACCGACGGGCTCTATGTCACCGTCTCGGCGAAGCGGGCGGTGTTCAACGATATGTTTAATTCGGAGGGAAATATTGGCAACCGATCGCATGGCAGTCGGCCTGTGACCGCGAAGTATGATCCTGAAAATGCTCCGGATGCTTCGCACCCATATTGGTGTAATAAAACTTGGCTCACCTATGAAGAGGCGGTGGACGCCTATAACCATCGCCTGACTCCAAGTGTGAGCCCCGCTGGCGCTATAAGCCAATGCAAGCCTCTGAGGGCTGTGATTTGCAGCCTCCACACGACAGCGGGCGACAAATTAAGTTACCGCGGCACGTTCTTCGGCCTGTCAAACCTTGAGGTGGCACGCCTTTCGACAAATGATTTGCAGGGCGTATGGGTGTCAAACATGCAGGATGCATTCCATGGCTGCTTAAAGCTAAAGGAAATTATACCCGCAATTATTGACAGCACCGATTCCTGGGCCTCATGGGGTACCGCTTTTCGCGACTGTGCCGAGCTCGAATCATTTCAGCTAAAAGGACTCCGCTATAATCTCGGCCTTAAATGGTCGCCGAAGCTGTCATTGGCCACAATGCAGTATCTCGTTGACAATGCGTCGACGGCGATCACGGCGGAAAAACCGGTGGTTGTCACCGTCCATGCCGATGTCTTCGCGAAGCTCACGGGCGACACAACCAACGAGGCCGCGGCGGCTCTGACCGATGAAGAGAAAACAGCATGGGCCGCAGTGCTTACAGCAGCGACTTCAAAGTATATCTCATTTGCTACAGATTAAGAACTATGATAAATCAAAGAATTACAACTAACGGAGAATCAGTAATTTATGTGGGGGGGGTAATTCCTTCACTCAGGCGAAGCCGACGAATTTCCATCAGTTCTGGACACAGAAGATTTTGTTGGAAGATGAAACTGTCGCGGACTTCAAAGAGGTTACTGCGGCTGAGAGATCGGCTATCGAGACTGCGGATGCCAAATGGACACGCCCGCCACAGAGCTTTATCGACAGCTGGAACAATGCGTGTATCGACCATGTCAGAAATCCTCCGATAGCTGTCGGGCAATACAACGAAAGCACCGGCTATTTTGAGCTGAACGGCCTTACCGACATTACGTATCAGCAGGCGATGGATATTTACAGGTATACGTCGAATGGTGTTAGATTGGATGGCGAAAAGATTACTGTCTATGGATTTGCGCAGTTCAGAACGAATCTGCCGCCATCCTCAGGAGCTTATTGGGTTCAGATAAATAATCTGTTTAGTTGGAATAGAATCCTTGAAGTTGTAAGGCTTCCTCAATATTATTCGTCGGGTGTTCAGCTTGAACCAAACACCCGAAGCGCTTTTGAGTATTGCTATAAACTGAGGGAGATAATTAATGTTATGAAAGCTCCAGCACACGTTTCCGACGCATATACCTGGGATGGGACATTCGGCAAGTGTTTCGAGCTTGAGACGGTAAGAATAAAGAACCTGTATGGAAATATATCGTTTGCCCAGAGCCCGCTTATATCTTCCGACAGCATATCTTACTTAGTCGAGAACCGCACGACAGCACACACCGACGTCATCACCGTAACAGTCCATGCCGACACTTTCGCAAAGCTGACAGGCGATACCACCAACCCGGCTGTTGCCGCGCTTACACCCGCAGAACTCGCACAGTGGCAGCAGATCCTCACCGCCGCAACAGCAAAAAACATATCATTCACAACACCATAAGACAATTTTAAACTTTAAATTCTAAATTCTCAATCATGATACAGAAAGTCAACGGAATATGGCAGAGCAGTGACGGCAAGAAGCTGCGCCGCATCTCAACAGGTGCCGTCGGAACACTCCATGGCGCGCTCCCCGGCGACACCGCCGAAAGCTTCGAGGAACTCAGCGCCGACGACATTCCCGTCTACACCCGGGAGCAGTATCGCGCCGAAACCGAGCGCCTCATCGCCGAGCGTTACACAACCGGGCAAGAGATCCAGTTTGCCCGCGAGAAAGAATCCGCCGACGGCTACGCCGACTATCTCGCCTATATCGAGCAGTGCAAAGCCCGCGCCATCGAGAACCTGACAGCACGCCCGGAAGAAGAACCGTGATTGCTTCAATACGCCTTTGAGATGGCGCTTGCCGAAATGGCTTGCGTCATCTCGATTTTTACGCAACCACTTAGAGAACTGTATTTTAGGCTATCTGGCATTCCTGATTTTTCCTGAAGTTTGTCGAATGTGGCATTTCCTGGACTATTTTTGGCTAAAAACAGATAATAATGGAATTCCACAGTGACAAAATAAAGCATTTCGCGGCGTGTGCCGTCATCTCGTTTGCGACATCAGCCTTTGAGTCGGCCCTCGGAGCCCGCTATCTCAACTCTTGGCTTGCAGGATATATCGCAGGCATGGCCATCGGGGTAGGCAAAGAATACGGTGACAAATGCGCCGTAGGTAACAGATGGGACTGGGCCGACATTTGCGCTGATACACTCGGAGCATTCGTCGGTGCTTCGCTGGGGTCGCTAATCTCGATTGTCAAACCCTAACACGCATAAAGTCATGAATCAATCAGAAGCACTCAGATGGATATTCACGGCGCTGGGAGCTGTCATAGCGATTCTCGAACCGACGCTACCATACCTTATCATCTGCACGCTCATAATCTTCGCCGACTGCTATACAGCATGGCAGTTGTCAAGACGCGCCCGGAAGGCCCACCCCGATAGAGTGAGCAAGGACGGAAAGAAATTCAAGTCTCAACACTTCGGCAAGGTCATAGTCACCGTTCTGAAGGCATGGGCGCTAATCATCATGTCCTATCTTATGCAGCGCTATATCACCGACGGACTGCCAGCAGACCTTACAAAGGTTGCCGCAGGCGCCATCTGCTTTTGGCAACTATGGTCGATATGCGAGAACGAAAGCAGTTGTAACGATGCAAAATGGGCGAAAATAGCACAGAAGATTCTCATTGACAAGACCGAGCGCCACTTTGATATTGACCTTTCAGACATAAAACAAGGACATGAACAATATGAACACAATTAAGAAAGGAAGTCGTGGCACCGACGTCACGACATTACAGAAGAAGCTCGGTATAGTTGCAGACGGCGTATTCGGAACCGACACAGAGCGGGCCGTAAAGTCGTGGCAAGTTCGTCACGGGCTGATTCCCGATGGGATTGTCGGGCCGTCGACATGGTCGAGCCTCGGAATAACAGCCGGGCGTCCTATAGACGCGATAGTCCTCCACTGCACAGCGGGGTCGCAGACTCAGAACGCCCGGCAGGTTGTCGACTACCACACCCGCAGCAAGGCAGCCGGAGGATTGGGTTGGAGCGTGCCGGGCTACCATTACATTATCGAGCCTGACGGAAACGTTGTCAACGCCCTCAGTGAGGCCGTGCCGAGCAATGGCGTCAAAGGCCACAACGACCATATCATCAACATATCCTATATCGGCGGCATCGACAGCAAGGGGCGCGGCATCGACAACCGCACACCAGCCCAGAAAGCCGCGCTGTTAAGGCTTCTCAAAGAGCTGAGACCGCGCTATCCCAACGCCCGCATCATGGGGCACCGCGACATCGCCTCGACTGACACCAACCACAACGGAATTATCGACCCGTGGGAGCGCGTCAAGGAGTGCCCCTGCTTCGACGCCATCCCCGAATATTCGAAGAT